TAGAACAAGTACGAGAACGTGTAATGGACATTATACTACCAGTTGTAAAGGATAAAGTTCATTTGTTAAAAACAGTATGGCATATAAACCCTACTGGTAGATTTGTAATAGGAGGACCTGATGGAGATACTGGACTTACTGGACGAAAAATTATTGTTGATACTTATGGCGGGTATGCTCCACATGGCGGTGGTGCTTTTTCAGGTAAAGACTGCACTAAGGTCGACAGGTCAGCGGCATATATGGCTAGATATTTGGCAAAGAACATTGTAGCAAATGGAACTGCTGAAAATTGTACAGTACAGTTAAGTTATGCTATTGGTGTTACTGAACCAACTAGTGTTTATGTCTATGCTGATGGCGAAGTTAGATCTGATTTAGCATATGAATTAAATCAACTAGTTGATTTAACACCTAAAGGAATTATAGATAAATTTAATTTATTTGATTTAGATTTAACAAAAACAACTAACTACGGACATTTTGGTAAACCTAATCTTCCTTGGGAAAAAATTGATTTATTCTAATGTTTACAGTTTACAGAATAGATTTTCCAGACGGTAAAGTTTATTTTGGTTATACTGCTAAACCTTTACCAATTAGACTTGAAGAACATATAACAAGCAGTCAAGTAGGTAAGTCGCCATTATATAAAGCAATTAGATTGTGCGAATATGAATGTGTTGGTAGAGAAGTTAATAAATTTCACACAATGGAAGAAGCACTCGATTGGGAGAAAAAATTAATAAAACGCACACCAAAGGAAAAACGTCTCAATGTAAGTTGGGGCGGTGAAAATGGCGAAAATAATAAAAGGCGATGGGCACAACAAGACATCATAAAGAAACATTATAGAAAGAAAAACAAAAAACAGAAATACAAATACTAATGAAAGAATTTTATCAAGATTTAAAAAAAGCAATAAGGACAGTACCAGATTTTCCTATACCGGGAATTCAGTTTAGAGATATAACTAGCCTTATTGAGAATCCACTAGCATTTAATAAAGCATTAGTAGACTTGACTAACCTTTCGTTTAAAGCCACTAAGATAGTTGGTATTGAAAGCAGAGGTTTCGTGTTTGGGGCACCACTGGCTAGAGACATGGATGTTCCGTTTATCATGGCGCGAAAGCCGGGTAAATTACCTAATGAAACTTACAAGAAAGATTTTGATTTAGAGTATGGTAGCACTAGTTTGGAAATACAGAAAAATACAAAACTTGTTCCAGACGACCGTGTTGTAATTATAGACGATCTAATTGCTACTGGCGGAACTGCTCTTGCCTGTGCTGATTTAATACATGAAAATTTTAATGTACCTAAAGAAAATATCACAGTATTGGCAGTTATTGACTTGACAGACTTAGGCGGATTTGCTAAAATAGTTGACAGCGGATATAATGCCGGAGCACTAATTGAGTATGAAGGTGAATAATGGCTAAGAAGCCACTACTACAAATTAAAGATATCATGGCGGCTGTAGATCGTAAAGACTATGGCTTTTACGAACGTCTTACAGATGAGCAACGCAAAAGCATGAATTTGTGGATGACTCAACGATATGCTAGTAGTGTACAAGGTAAACTTGCTGGACATTATTTGGTAATGATAAATGAGTTTATGAATACTAATTGGAGTGATGTAAGCAAACACCCAGAGTTACAATGGAAGTTGATGTGTCTAGCAGGTTCTGGTAAAGTACAGTTTCATCCATTTGTAAAAGTTCCCAAAGCAAAAAGGAAAAAAGATAAAGTCGAAGAGTTAATTAGAGAATTATTCCCATTGCTTAAGAGCGACGAATTAGAACTATTTTTAAAAATGAACACCACTGAGGAGTTAAAAGAGTTAGCAATGGAGAGTGGTGTTGACGATAAAACAATAAAAGAGATATTTAAATGAGTTTTACATGTAAATATTGTGGTAGAGAGTTTACTAGTGAAAGAACTATCAACGTACACATGTGTTCTCAAAAAAGAAGATTTGTTGATAAAGATCTTACTCATGTTAGACTAGCATTTAGAACTTATCAAAAATTTTATGAAATTAATATGCAGAACGCAAAGACAAAAACTTATGAGGACTTTGCTACAAGTAAGTATTACGCAGGCTTTGTAAAATTTGGTAGAAAGATGGTAAGCGAAGAATTGCTAGAACCAGAAAATTATGCCGAATACTTAATAAGAGAAAGTGTTGCTTTAAAAGATTGGACGAAAGACTCAGTATACGATATTTACTTAAAAGCATTAATTAAAAAAGAGCCAGCACAAAGAGGCATAGAAAGAAGTATTAAATGTATGGAAAGTTGGGCAAAAGAAAAAAATAATACATGGAATAATTATTTTAAAGAGGTTACACCACAACTGGCAATACATCATATAAGGGGAGGCAAAGTTTCGCCTTGGCTTGTATTCTTAAGTGAGAGTGGGCAAGACTTATGGGCCAACTTAAATGAAGAACAGATAAACCTAATTAAAGATATTGCTGACCCAATATTTTGGAGACGTATATTTTTAAAAAATCCAGAAGAAGTAAATTTAGTACAAGACATAGTGGAGGCGTCAAATCTATGAGCGATAAAGAAAACAAGAACGCATTTGATTTAACTGATATAGACAGTATAGCAAGTGCCTGGAAACCAAGTGATGGTATAAATTGGGATATTATACAACGTATGCGATTTATGAATGCCGATGCTGAAATACCGCCCGAGGATAATTACACATCTGGCAAACGAAAATTTAAAGGCAAAGACGTATAGTGTTTGATTTGGATGTAATAGATTATTTTGGTCCAAGGGTAGCAAAAGTTACTCTTGAACCATTTGTTGTTGATTTATTACATAACATCTGTGTAGAATCTAACAAAAAATCCAATCATAAATTAGTGGGATTAATAAAAGAAGAAAACGACATATTAGAGGGACTGAAAAAAAGTAACTTAGATAAAAAATTGTGTCAATATGTAAACACATATTTAGACACAGTAGATAGTGGAAAATATGAAAAAGTTATTGAAGGGAATGATTTAAACGAGTATGTAGAACTACATGCCAGTTGGTATAATAAACAAGTACAGTACGAATATAATCCGCCTCACAGTCACAGTGAAAGTGCCGATGTTGTATGTGTAATTTTTACTAAATTAAATATTTCGCAGACGCCAGATATAACATACGAAACTAATTTAGGTAGTGATCATAAACATAATGGAAAATTATTTTTTGATTACGGTTGGCCTGAAAAAAATCACTTCAATAAAAAACTTTTTGAGGTAGATCCAAAAGAAGGCGAAATGTATATATTTCCGTCTTCATTGACACACTACACAGAACCAGTATTAGGCAAGGATGATTATAGATATAGTATAAGTTGTAATTTTATCATATCAGATTCAGTAAAATTTATGACAAGTGCTATGGAGAAAAAACAGTGAATAAAAGACAAGAGATGCTAGTAATCACAATGGAGGAGTGTGCTGAACTTAGTCAAGCATGTAGTAAACTAATACGTTTTGAAGATGAACGTACTACTGAAGATGTAAAAAACTTACAAGACGAAATAGGTGATCTTATGTGTATGATCGAAATATTAAAGGAAAATGATCTTGTAAATGATAAACAAATAGCAGAACGTATAGATGTGAAAAGAAAAAAATTAAGAAAGTGGAGTTCTTTGTTCAATGAAGATTGATTTTGATGTCGACATAGACATGGCTAATCGCGATAATTTGTTGTGTGTGCTTAGGCATATCAAAGGTAGTATCAAACGTCCAGACGGTATGGAAAAACACAACACAGGCGTTTATATACAGCCTATACCCCATGATCCGCTTACTGGTCTTAGTACAATTGATCACAAAGAAGCAGAAGACATAGGATATTTTAAATTAGATGTTCTTAACAATAGTGTGTATAAAGATATTAAGACAGAAGGCGAATTAAATGACCTTTGTTCCATGGAACCAATGTGGCAGTTGTTCACACATAAAGAAATAGTAGAACAATTATTTCACATTAATAATCATTATGAGATAATGTCAAAACATCCTCCCAAAAGTATTGATCAACTGGCCATGATACTTGCTATGATTAGACCGGGCAAAAGATATCTAGTAGGTAAGACTTGGGAGGAGATACAAGATCAGGTCTGGACTAAACCCGACGGCGATGTATACTTCTTTAAAAAGTCACACGCATACAGTTATGCGATGGCAATAATTGTACAATTAAATAAAATTGTTACTGATCTTTCTTCACTAACTGAATAGTACGTCTTTTAATTCTTTTCTTAACTATATTTTGTATACTTGTAACTGGTCCAAATTGTATCTCTACATCTTTGTTATTAAACGTTCGCAAACACCTTCTAAATACTTGCATTTCTTTGAATAGAAAAATATCTATAGGTATTTGTCTGTTGGATTCCCACCACCAAGTTTCGGCTAACGATATAAATTGTTTCTTTTCAATATCTGAGCCTAATTTATTATAGTCGTAAAATGTCGTAACGGTATTATCCTGATTTTGAACTATTCCAAAATATTCTTCACCGCCAGACGTAATCATAGTGAAGAATGGAAAATTTTCTTCGATCTCTTTCTGGTCCTGCATAAAAGTTATTTATAAAGAAAATGATAAATATTATGGAAGGAATGAGCATGTATGAGCAGTATAACACTATATTCTTACAGAATAAACGAATTAGATCTCGTAAAAAAGCGAGAACACCTGTATTTGGACAATAAAACTATGAACAGAAAAGAATTTATAGCACACAAAGGAATGGATAATAAGTTTAACATTTGTTTACGTGACCAAGATCGTAAAAAACAAAACATTTACAATACACAAATTCGTGCTGATGTAATTAAATATGCTAACAATGAAAGAGTACTTACAAGGTATGCTCAACCTGGTTTAGAACAAGGTCACGCAGAACTTATTTTAGCAGAAGCAGATTTAAATAATTTAAGTCCAGGGCAGTATAAAATATCATTTAAGTTTTTAGAGGACGACGGAACAACGACTCCGGTCTTTTCGGACTATAATGGCGGTGTATTATGTACTTTAATTTTAAAAGAAGATGCTAATCCTTCGCCTGTATCGACACAAATTGCTAATGTATGGACACAAACAAAAAATATAAACAACGGTGATACATCAAACGTTTATCTAAGCGGTAATTTTGCCGGGAATAAAACATACAACTTTAATAACTCTAATCATACTATAGGCATATACGCAACTAATTTTACAGGTAATGTTTTTGTAGAAGGCAGTTTAGGAATAGAGGCACCATCTAGTGACGATACCAATTGGGCAACTATAGATGTACTTGGTACAAGCATAGGTAGACTACCTTTAGCAAATGTTTCTGGACCTGTTTATTACAATTTTACAGGAAACTTCAATTATCTAAGATTCAAGTATTCACCTAGTTCAGCAAATTCAGGATCATTTGACAAAATTCTTTTAAGAAATTAAATACAAGTATGCATTTTCTAAACAATGGCAAACATGCTCTGGTGTTTCCACCTAGGTGCGGTACCAGATGGATAGCGGGTGTGCTTTATGATAATGGTTTAATAGATACTAAAGGCCCACATCATAATTTCGAATGGGTAGAAAAACCTAACATAGATACTTTTATGTTTGTAAGGAACCCTTTTACAAGAGAACGTAGCATACATAGATGGTTAGCAGAAGTAAATAAAATCGATATTAATACTTTTACATTTGAAGATTATATTGATAGCAAAGAATTTAATACAGAGGGTAGTTGGTACACTCGATATGGCAACTTAAATAATTACGTTACTCACATACACCTCGAAAAATTAAATGAGTTTTTAGAAAATACTTTAGAAATAGAAGCACCTAAATATAATGATTTGTATCATATGGAAGATGATAATCGTAATGATGATGATATTTTTAAGAATCAGTACATTATAGACAAAATATTAGAAAAATATAAAGAAGACCTACTACATATAAAGTTTGACTTGACTTCTTACATATAATCTCGTATAATTAAAAGAATGGATCACTCTGAAGCAATACAAAAGGTACATGAATTGGTTACCACTCATGTTCCACACAGGCATAAAAAGACTCCAGCAGGTTGGGTAACCTTTAGTTGTCCTATGTGTAATGACAAAAGAGGCAGAGCAGGTATAATTACAACTGGTCCTAAAATAGCATATAACTGTTTTAATTGTGGATTTTCTACAGGTTGGAGTCCAAGTAAAAAATTAGGTAAAAAATACAAAGATTTAGCAGTAAAGTTAGGCGCGACTAACGAAAGTGTAAAGAAATTAGTGCTAGAACTAATGAAAATTGAGGACTTTGACAACGAAGTAAACGATATTGTAATAAATTATGAAAAGTTTAAACCAGTAGAATTGCCAAATGTTATAAGTTTAAATGATATTCCCAAACTACCATACAACAAAACGCACAATGATATATTAGAATATGCGTATAGCAGAGGATTATTAAAAACACAATATGATTTTTTTGTGTGCGATGACCTCATGTTAAAAAATAGATTAATTATACCATTTTACTATAATCAGGAATTGGTAGGTTACGTTGGCAGGCACATAAATCCGCCTACAAAAGAAACACCTAAGTATATAAACAACAGTCAAAGTGGATACGTTTTTAATATTGACAAATATATTTACTCAGATAGAGATATTGTTGTTGTTACTGAAGGTGTGATTGATGCTATACTAATAGACGGTGTAAGTGTTTTAGGTAATAGCATGAATGAAAGGCAGATACAACAAATTAATTCATTAGGGAAGAGGGTAATTCTTTGTCCAGATAGAGACGCACCAGGCAAAGAATTGATAAGGCATGCCGCTGAACTAGGGTGGGAAGTAAGTTTCCCACCTTGGCATTCTGACATTAAAGATGTAGGCGATGCGGTTACCAAGTATGGCAGACTTTTGACTTTATCAAGTATAATTAAATATGCTGTCGCAAATAAAATAAAAATTGAAGTGCAGAGTAAAATGTTATGAGTGATATTAAAGATTACGGCGAAGATATACAAGAACTGTTTCTAAGATTCTTAGTTACAGACCCTGATGTGTTTGTAAGGGAAACAACATTGTACAGCCTTATATGTTTAATAGAAAATACAGAGAAGCAGTAGAATTTTTAAAAGAACACGCAAATAAGTATAACAGCATTCCTACATTAGAGCAACTAGAAGCAGTAAATGGCTTAGATCTAAAACCAGTAGAAGATGTACATGAGAGCCATATGAGTTGGTTCATGGACGAGTTTGAAACTTTTTGTAGACATAAAGCATTAGAGAAAGCAATACTGGACAGCACAGATTTATTAGAGCAAAAAGACTACGGAAGTGTTGAAGCAATGATCAAAGAAGCAAGTTCTGTAGGACTTGTAAGTGATTTTGGTTTAGACTATTATGAAAATCCAAAGGAAAGACTACAATGGATAAAAGATCAAGCAGGTGCTATTAGTACAGGCTGGAAAAACTTTGATCAGAAATTATATGGCGGTCTTAATAGAGGCGAATTGACAGTATTTGCCGGTGGTTCTGGTGCTGGTAAGAGTTTATTTTTACAGAACTTAGGTGTAAATTGGAGTCAAGCAGGACTTAATACTGTATATCTAAGTCTAGAATTAAGCGAACAATTATCAAGTATGCGTATTGATGCCATGGTCAGTGAGTATGCCACCAGAGATGTTATGAAAAATATGGATGATGTGGACTTAAAAGTGCGAATGAAAGGTAAAGGTGCTGGTAAATTCCGTATAAAACAGATGAGTAATGGTATAAATGCCAGTGATATTAGGTCATTTATTAGGGAATATGAGATACAAACTGGAGTAAAAGTAGACGCATTACTGGTTGATTACTTAGATTTAATGATGCCAATTAGCGGAAAAGTTAGTCCAAGCGACTTGTTTATCAAAGACAAGTATGTATCTGAAGAATTGCGTAACTTAGCAACTGAACTAAACATATTACTCGTTACAGCATCACAGTTAAATAGGGGTGCTGTAGAAGAAATAGAATTTGATCACAGCCATATTGCTGGTGGTATTAGTAAAATACAAACTGCTGACAATGTAATAGGTATATTCACAAGCAATGCTATGAGAGAACGTGGTAGATATCAAATACAATTTATGAAAACACGTTCTAGTAGTGGTGTAGGTAGCAAAGTAGACTTAAAATTCAATCCAGAAACACTGAGAATTGAAGATCTCGAAGAAGACGAAGAATCATATGACACACTACAAACAGCAACACTAGTTGCTGGCTTACAGAGATCATCAGCAATACGCACAGATGACGAAAATGACAACGAAAACAAACTATCTACAGTTGATGAAACTAAATTACAAGGTTTGGCCCTCAGAGACTTACTCAAGAAAAAGTGAATTTTAGATAAATATGCTTAAAGCAGGAACTAGAGTATGTCAATAAATAGAAAATCAATTTTAGAAGAGTTAAACTCGGTTGTATCTGAACGCAACAAATTAGATGTAGTAGCCACACGAGGTAATCACATTATTAAAAGTGCTATTAATCTAATAGAACTAATTGAAGAAAATTTTGACGACTCACAGGCTTTAGATTTACAACGTAGATTAGTAAATTCAATAAAAGGCAGAAAGCCAGAACGTTTTGCTAAAGGTGTTCAAATTGTTAAAGAGTCAAAAAATGAAAATAAATGAAGTTATAGTACGTGAAGCAGAAAAGGTTAAAGGCACAAGAGTTACTCACAATGGACAAGAGTATGAGTGGGCCGGAGCACTTTGGGTAAACATTTCCCAAGGAGCCAAAATTGCTAAAAAAGAGATTCAAGCAGAACTTAACGCAAAATTTGATCAACCTCAAAAGCCAAAGTCAAAACCAGGCAAATGGCCTACTGATGAACCAGAGGAAGTACAAGGTGACTTACCGATAGTGGTAATGAAGAATCAGGTCAAAAACTATTTTCCTAATAGCGGACTTGTAAGTTTAAGTAACACAGATGCCGCTAATTTAAATTATAAAAATGTGCAGGTTAATAATATACTTCTGCCTCATTGGAGACCAAAAATAAGAGATGCTTTAGGCCTTAATAAAGGTATGTATATGCTTTACAATAAAGACAGATATATTTTAATAAATCAGGAAACACCAGAAGGCAAGAAAGTGGCAACTGCTATTGTTAGAGCATTATTAAAAGAGCCGGATAAACCAGGTATGTGGAGCAGATTAAAAGACAAGTTTGCCGATCTGGCAGATCCTGATGATCCTACATCAGCCGGTTATGCCGCACTCAACCAAAAAGGCATACTAGGCAAGCCAGCAAGAGGTCCTATCAGCACAATATTAACTAAAGGTGCCGCAAAAGTGGACCAGGCTGTAGGCGGAGCAATTAATAAAATAAAAGGTAAAAAATGAGAGCAGTTGAGATCACAAAAAGTTATCTCAAAGAGTGCGTGATTCATCACAGATTAGATGAAAACAAAAATACGCATTTAGAACATCTTGAAGATTTAATTTTCAACGACGGCCTAGCAGGTGGAAAAGAAGCAATTAATTATTTGATTAGTTTTTACGACATGCTGAAAGGCAACGCAAAAACACAATTCAACTTAACAACAAAATGGGACGGCGCACCGGCAATATTTTGTGGCATCGATCCTTCAGATGGAGAATTTTTTGTTGGCACCAAAGGTGTGTTTAACAAAAGTCCCAAACTCAATAAAAGCCTAGCAGACATAAAAGTCAATCATCCTGATAAAGTAGAAAAAGGGGAAACCAAAAGTGCTGAAGGATTAAGAAAAAAATTAGCAAATGCTTACACACATCTCAAAAAGTTAAACATCAAAGGCGTACTTCAAGGCGATTTATTATTTTCACAAGAAGATTTACAAACAGCAAATATCAATGGCGAGGATCATATTGTATTTAAACCTAACACTATCATATATGCCGTCCCATCAAACAGCGGATTAGCAAAAGAAATTAAATCAGCAAAATTAGGCATCGTGTTTCACACAGAATACGTTGGCGGCCCTACATTAGCAGACATGAATGCTAGATTTGGCTATGACTCATCAGGATTAGCAAAGAGCAATGACGTTTGGTATAGAGATGCCATTATAAAAGACTACTCGGGTCAAGTAACTATGACCAAAGAAGAATCAGAACAACTAAAAGATTACATAGAAAACGCAAACAGCAGTCTGTCACAGGTGTCAAACTTAGACTTTTTGAAGAACAATGAGTTTGGACAAGACTTAAGACAACGAATCAAAGCCAGTGTAAATAAAATTATTAGAGATTTTGGGGATTTTGAAAAAGATGCTGAATCGTTTGCTACACAATTTATAGGTGACTATAAAGAAGTGATGAAAAAAGCAATAGATAAATTAAGTTCGGATGCTGGTAGAGTTAGAAAAACTCAAGTTATGCTAGACGGAATAAAATTTCTAGAAGAAAACAAAAAGCAAATTGTAAATGCTTATGTTGTATACCTTGATCTTATAAGAGCAAAAGAATTAATAATTAAAAAATTAGCAAATATAAGACAAATAGACACATTTGTACAAAACGCAGAAGGCGATTATGAAGTAACAGGCGAAGAAGGCTTTGTTGCTGTGGACCATATAGGTAACGCAATAAAATTGGTCGACAGATTGGACTTCAGTGTTAAAAACTTTGGTACTGGGAGGCCTTCTACATAATGAAAAGCCAACAATATAAATTTGTTAAAGAGTTAAGCGAAAGCAGACTTTACAGAGCAACACAAGGATTTAAAGCATATAATCAAGATGACATAACAGAGTTGCTTTTTGTTTTTGTTTTAATAAACACTCTATTTGTGTTAGACTCGAGTACAGTAAAATTTGGTAAAAGTTATGCTAAAAAATCTACAGCATACGGTAAGTTCCAATATAATAGATTAACATCTACAGACTTATATCAAATGGCATACTTTGTAAATAAAAAGTTTGACGACCTCAAGCCAGGTAGAAAGAAAAAGAAAATTAATTTTAACGAAAGACGTCTATGGACTTACTTAGATAATCTCAGCAAAGGTAAAAAGCCAGACACTACATACTTATTGAGATTACAATATCAACTTGGTATAGGTGCTACACATTTACTAGCAGTTAGAAGACTATTAAGTGATTGGAATAAACTTAAATACAGACAAAAACAATTGGCAGTTACAAGACTATTACACACTATGAGAGCAAAAGCAGTAAGAAGTGAATTGTATTCTCCGCTTAATAATTTAGCAAGAACACGAAATTATAAATTACCAGGTGCTACAAATACTGAATTAGATAAAGCAACAAATCAAAGTACATTAAAGAGATTGGCAGTGGCAGGTGCTACAGCCTATGCGGCCAGCGAATTAGGGCCAAAAATTACTAGAGGTAGAGTCGGACCTAAGGCTTCAGCAGGCTTGGCAGGCATTGCCGCCTATTGGGCAAGTAAGAAAAAGTTATAAATAGTATTATGAAGATAAATGAAGTCATACAAGAACGCAAACCAGATTGGCAACTGTCAGGTGTGGAAAAAGCACAGTATTTACAAAAATACGCAAGGGCAACTGGTGACAAAGTATCTGGTAAAGATGCTGTAGACATGTTAGGTAAGAGTGATTTTGGTCTAGACCCTGAAGAAGTTTTACAAAGACAACGTGCCGCAGGCAGAGAGGTAAGACAGGACGATTTTGAAAAGAGAACGAAACAAAGAAGAAAAGAAGTTGACGACAAAATTGAAAGAGAAAAACGAATTAGAAAAGATAAAGAGAAAGCAGATGCTGAAAGAGAAATGAAAGACGAATTAAGAAAGAGAAAAGCCGATCAACGAAAAGCAAGAACTAGAAAACGTGCCTCTGACAAATATGATAAAGACATGGGGTTCAGAAAGGACTCCGCAGGTAGAACACTAAGAGACCCTAGATATTATAAAAGTGGTAAGACCTCTAAAGGTAAAATTGTAGGTGGCGATGGTTCTATAGCACAAGGTATAAACAGATTTGTAAGTGATCCAGGTAGAACAGTAGCAGATTACTATCATGACAAAATTGACAGTTTAAAAGATTTCTTAAATACAAGAATAGAAAGATAGTCAATATTCTATAAAATCACAAATAAAAAGGGCGATCACTTCGCCTATTTTTTTTGGTTTTTTGATAAATAAAAGTAACCAAGTTATAAAACAAGTCACAAACAGAGACGTTTTATAACACAGAATAATAGGAGACCAATCATGGCACTAGTAAGATTAGAAAGTAACCCAGCATCAGCAGGCGAAGGCAGTGGATTAGGAGCACAAACTCATATCGTAACATATGACGATTTAGATTTAGCGATTGCTCAGTGTTCAGCAGGCGGAACAATAGCAGGTGTTGACGTATCTACAACTAATTTAGCAGTTCAAACAACTCAATCTGCTTCAGACGTTTTAGCATTTGCTAACGTAACAGCCGTTGTAGCATCATTTTCTTTATAATTAAAAATAATTGAAAAAATTAAAAGCACTCTTCGGAGTGCTTTTTTTTGACCGCTGTAAAATAATTCATAATATTTCCATAAAGTGATAAATATGCTTATAGAGGACACACGGAGACATTATGGCACAAACAAAAGCAGGTGGAATAGTTACATCTAGTGAAGTTTTAACAGGAGATGTAGAATTTTTTACACTATTTACTACCTTAGACATTACTGCCACAGACAGTTTTACAGATAATACACAAAAAGATTTTGAGAGTGTAGTACAAGTTATAAGTTTGAGAGCACAACCTATGCTTATGAACACACCAATTATAGTAGATGGTGTATCGGCAGGACTTGAGGACTATGGTTCGCCTACACTTACAGGAGCAGGTTGGGTTTTTAAATTTGCTTTTGAAAGACAAGGAGCACATACATTAGATACACTACAAGATGAACTTAACGGTATTGTTTTAAATGGCGGTACAATTGATACAAAAAGTTCCAAAAATATGGAATTTTCTAAACAGGATGTATTATAATGGCAGATAAAGATTTAGATAAAAAACCAGCAGAACAGTTATACGCAAATGAACCAGACTTAAAAACACAAGTCATAGCAGACATGTTGAGAATTGAACAGGTCACCACTGAAATAAAAGAGTTTAAAGTTGAAGTAAAAGATCATTTTGCTAAAGTAGAAAACTGGTTAGTTGGAATAATGGCAGGTGTTTTTGCTACAATGTCAAGTTTGATAATAGCATTAATTTTTAAATTGTTTTAATATGAGAATAGACGAAGTACATGACGTAATGGAGGCCAAAATGGTCTGGGCAAAGCGAGGCAATAAGATTGTCCGTAAAGTAAGGTGTACTAGTGGACCTAGAAAAGGCAGATTAGTTTCAAACAGCGGTCAATGTTCTAAAGCAATAAATTTGAAGAAAAGATTTACACTTAAAAAGACAAGAGCACGAATGGGGTCTAGAATGGCAAGAAAAGCCGCTAGAACTAAAAAAAGAAACCCAGTAAGTCGCAGAGTTGCTCAAATGAATCGTAGAGGACGTAGACGATGACATTAAATGAATTACTGGAGTATAATTTAGGCATACAGGGTAAAAACTCCAATGCCAAAAACAAAGTTGACGAACCCGAAAACGATACACCTGGTGAAGAATTAAAAGGCGACGAACTCGAACAAGAAATAGATCAAGAACAAATTGATAAAGATAATAAAACATTACAACAAAATATAAGACGTGCTGGAGCGATGACTGGACAAAAAGTTGCGGCTCCACAATATGTTAAGGGTGCCGAACAGTCAAAACAAGGCAAAAGACCAACTGGTGCGGCATTAGATCAAATGATGAGTATGAATACTCAATTTAACAAAGCACTAACAGATCCAAAAACAAAAAACATAGTGCTAAGAGCATTACAAACTGCTAATGATCAAGGCATGGACGAAAGCACACTTGCTAAAAAGATTTTAAAAAAATTAACAGGCAAAAAGCCTATCTCATTACGCAAAAGATCAAAATTATTACAAGAAGCAGATCCTAAACTATTTGAGATAAACTTTAATCAAAAAGCAGTAGCACAAGACGGACTTAACGCACCTATTAAGTGTGGGTTCGAAGCAGAAACGTTTTGGTTTAATGCTGATGATTCTGGTCCCAGTGACGATGTTGACAACATGAGTGTCAGTGATGTCGAATACGAATTTGGAGATTTGCCAGATAGTGCGTACACAGATTACAATGACTGGATTATGGAAAAGGCAATGGATGAATATTTGCCTGACTACATAGATAACTGGATAGAAGAAAACAGAGACGAAGACGAATTTATAGACGACTTTATGAGTTCAGACTATGCTCCTACAGAAGAAGCGGTAGAAGAATACAGAGATGAATTTAAAGAACAAGACCCAACTGAATATGAAAATCGTGAAGAAGACGGTTGGGATATCAGCAACTGGACTAGAGATTTTATTAATGAAGAATATGAAGATGAATACGAAGACTTTCTTAGAGAGATAGCAAACGAAGACGATCAATTAAGAGACAATGCTGTAGAAGAATGCGAAGGCGATTATTCAATGGACGAATGGATTAGCGACCAATTTTACAGCATGAGTAGTTTCTTAGATGACTATGGTTACGAATATAGTAGAGGTGGCGGTGGCGTCGATGAAGTTGCTGAAATATTTAACAGGTGGGTAAGAACAAGTCAGTTTCGATCTTATCCAGAATCAGGTGAGTACGGCGACACATACACTACTGATGGTTGGGCAGTGGAAACAGACAGCAGTATTGATCCAGACGAGGGTGCTGGTGCGGAACTTATATCGCCAGTTTATAATAGTCCAAAAAATATGTTGGCAGACATGAAAAGTTTGTTTGATTGGAATGATCAAGAAGCAGAGTTTGGCACAAACAGGTCAACAGGTTTACATGTTACTATGAGTTGGCAAGGCGAAGGCCGAAGAGAACCAAACAAATTAAAAATGGCACTATTAGTAGGCGACCAATATTTACTTAAAGAGTTTGATAGAGTAAGAAATAGTTACACTAAAAGTCAATACAACTTACTCATAAGAGCCGCAGAGAGTATGAGAAGAGATGAAGATCAAGGATTCAAAGATTTTGAAAAAATACTTTCTACAGCCATTTCCAAAGACAAATTTAGTAGTATAAACTTTAAAGGTGAGAATGATTCTGATTCAGGAAATCAACTTATTGAGTTTAGAATAGGTGGTGGCGAAGATTACGATAGAAAAATGGATTTAATAACCAAGTCGGTAATAAGATATGCTACAGTAATGAAAGCAGGTTACGATGACGAAGCATTTAAAAAAGATTATGTATCAGCAGTATTTAGACTGATAAGAAAAGGCACAGAAATAGATACAACTTCTCAAGCATACAAAGACTTTGATGCTGAAGCAATTAATTCACCTATAATGGATGTTGTTAAAAATATTGCCAGTAAAAAAGATTACTTTGATATTTTAGAACTTTTAAATACCAGTTTAGAAATGTTTGAAAGATATAAAGATCAATCAGATCCAGACGCCGACAAAAAATGGAAACAAAGTATAAAAGATTTCAAAAAAGGAACTGGCAGAGATCCAAGTTGGGTGGGCGAAGCAACTGAAGAGCGAGAGATCACAGGTTACATTGAACCGTCCTCTACACCACCGAGTGTAGAAGCAAAATCAACTTTATACGATGCTCAATTATATTTTGCCAGAGCATTAGTAAAATTAGCGGCCAATTTGGCAACTGGTACTGCTCGTAGCAACATCAATTCTAAAGGCATTGGATTGTTTAGAAAATACGCAAGTGATATAAAACTCAATAACGACGATATTGATAATTTAGTTAAAAATGAAATAGATTACTCTAATATTAGTGGTTCAGACAAAGAAATTATTACAGCAGTCAAAAAAGGTGTTGATGCTATATTTAAAAAAGACATTGTAGTCACACCTGATTTTTTAAGTCAACAACAAGCAGAAAGATTGATTGACGGTTTGTGGCAATTTTTCCAAACAGATTCTGCTAAAGACAATGTAATACTTGATAAATTACATAACCTTATTGATGATGCCACTATTGGATTAGACATCAACGATATAAGAAAAGGCATAACAAATTTCAAAGATGTTCGTCAAAAAAATGATTTTGTTAGAAAGGTAAAAGGTGGAGGTTATGGCATTGATTTTGCTATAGTCGACCCAGGAGCAATGACTAGTAAAGAAGCAGTTGACAAACTTGAAAAGTTTTTGAGCAATTATGCTGGATACGAACATCCTACCAGTAAAGATCATCATATCAATATTAAAAGCGACGATGCTTATCATCAAGTAGCACAATACTCTCTTGTTCAAAAATTAAGAAATAGATTAGCATATTTACAAGACCTAGAAAAAAATGATGAACCAAAAGCAATGAACATACAAGTTGATCTTATAAAACTTGGAAAAGAGTTTGTAAGCAGTTTAGAATTTCCAACAGAAGATAGTGATAAAGGTGATAGCAGAAAGTTATTAGGTATAGAGGCTGAGGATGCAGAATATATAAGAGGAAAACTAGACGCCTATTTAACAGATCCAGATGATTTTAACTTTACACCATTCTACAATGATTATGTTATTGATAAACTAGAACACTTAGGAAAATTTTATACTTACAAAAAAAGATTAGAACAGCCAGAAGAATTTTTTAAAAAACCTGCGATAAAGAAAAAATTACAAAAACGTTTCAAAGCATTTAAGACCTTCTTAGATGCTTTTGATGAAATATTTACAAAAGAAGGCTTCCAAGATTTAAAACCAGAAATAGCAGGTAAAGATCAATATGATAAACTTAATAAAGATTTTGAAAAAAATGTTCGTAGTAATGCTATAGAAACTTTAAATATTCCAAGCCACAGTTTCAGTTATATAAGCAAATCTTTTTATGATAAACTTAAAAGTACACCAGATCACGAAATGTTCGATACAATGATGAGAAACAGTCGCAGTTTTGATACTGATCTGAACAGAGACGGAAACGTTTATGTTATTCCATCAGCACATTGGTCACAAGTAGAAGATGCTATTAACGGTTTAGATTTAATCGATACATTTGAAAAAAGCAAAAATTTCTTTCACACATGGCGAAAAAAAGGCTATAAAAGGTTAATAAGCAAATTTACAAACATATACGGAGTATCTTTTGAAAAATTAACAGATCCAGAAGGTGAATATCGAAGTTTAGATGGAAGTGTAAAAAGTTTTTTACAAAAAAATAATATAGAAATAAATCCAGAGGGCGATAGTAGGACAGGTGCTCCAGGACAAAAAGATTTAATAGATAGAGAAGACTTAAAAAATCCTAATAGCGGTGAACCTATTAATAGAGGTAGTGCTGGTATGTGGGATCAAATGACAGACGATGCTGAACAGAAACGGTTTGATGCTTTTGATTTCAGTTACTATCCAGATGTAGTAAAAAAATATGTCGCTCAAATGATGAAGAATCACACAGAAACTAATGGCAGTTTTCAAATAGCATTAGATAAAGTATTACAAAAGATAGTAGACAGAGAAATTAATGTTGACCCAGGAGACTTAGGTAGGCCAATAGATAGACTTGCCAATGCGGCTGGTGTAGAGGATATGGAAAGTGACAGTTCAAACGGTATAGCAAGTAAAACAAATTGGACAAACTTATCTGATTACTTAGGAATAGAACGCGGTGTCAATGACCAAGGTCCTAATTTACTTAAAAAAGTTTATGATCAATTCGATGGCGACCACAACTGGCGTCCAGAACCTGATCCTACTGTTTGTTGCTTGCCAAGATGGGCCGCCGCAGTTAAGGCCGCAGATGATTACATCAAAAAGAACTATACTGTAAGTGGCGGAAACTATTTTAGAGACGGTGACGATGTAAGTCAAGTATATGGTGGGTCTGAACCTACAGCAAATGATCAATCAGGATTTGATGTAACCACAGACGATTATGAAGATGTGCGTGATCGTTATGGCATGTTTAATGCCATGATGAGAGACGGAATACAAAATTTTATTAAGCAACCAGACGTAAATAGGCTAGTAGCATTTCTTAAAAATCCAGCCAATGACGAATTATTTAAACAGGTCGTATTAAACAGGCTGTTAAAAGATAAACAGGCTGGAGAGGAACCTAACGACTTCCAAGGCGCATTAGCAAGAGGTAGAATGGAGTTACAAAACAATGAGAGCATTATGAAAGATGAAGATTTATTAGAAGGGTTCCCAAAAAACAGTTTTGGAATGACTGATTATGATACAGTATTAAAATTTTTAGATCAAGAAAAAGTTAAGGATTTACCTAGTATACAAAAACAGTATTTTTTAATGAAACAGTACGATGTTTCTAAACAAGAAGCAAAGAATTTTCTCAAAAATACTGAATTTTACAAACTTATGCCTAATATGAAAGAAGGTGAAGTTAGCAATTCTTTAGATAGACGTAGAGCACAAAAAGGCAAGGACAAATATCATAAAGTAGTAGATGTTCCAGTGAGCAGAAAAATTGCTCCAGGGCAAAACTTTGATAGATTTGAAGTAGTAAAAAGCGAAAGTGGAAGAGTAGGTCACATAGTAGGCAGAATAGGTAAAAGTGCTGAGGACGTAGGTTCGGCTCCAATAGATTTAGCAGATGCTTTGGTAGATGCGTATAATAGAGGCGGCTTTTCCGATTTACCTATACAAAAACTAGAAAGTATAAATAGTAAAAGCATGGATAATATATTAGAAAAATTTGAAAAATTACCTCTAGAAAAACAATTAGAGATAATGCGCAATGACAGTTTAATGGAGTCATTAGGAGATTTAGAATACGCAAGACAAAAAAGAAAACAGCAACAAAATAAACAATATAAAAAAGAAATGGGTACTATATGGGACAGTCAACAATGGCCATTAAGCGGTAGTTAGAGTGATTTAGATTTAAAAAATG